CAGAACACCGCCATGTACCGCGTGCAGCTCCTTATCAAGCAAGGCGTCATCGCAAAGCCATCTGCCCATGCTTGCGTCGATTGCGGGGTGACGGCCACTTGCTACGACCACCGCGACTACTCCAAGCCTTGGGCTGTAGAGCCCGTTTGCGACCGCTGCAACAAGCTGCGCGGCCCTGCCACCAAAGCCAAGGAGGCAGCAGCATGACCTTTCCAATCCCCCGCCCACGCGGCGCAGACATGCCCGCCAAGCTGCCCCGCAAGCAAACCCCAGGCCTTGCCATCACGGTCAAGAAGGCCCTGGAGAAGCCCCGCATGCACCAGATCACGCTGGAGAACCGCGAAGTAGGGCGCGCTAGCACTGAGCGGCGCCGGGCTATTGCAAAGGGGGGGATATGACACCGACCGAACTCGCGCAACTCGTGGACAAGCGCCGCGACCTTGCCGCGCAGTTGGCCGGGGTGGACCTGGAATTGGCAATGGCGCGGGGCGACAAAGAGGCCGCTCGCCAGCACATGGAAGAAATGCGCCGACACACATTGGAACGGCACGCGGCGAAGTTTGCAGCCTGGGAGGCGAGTCACTGATGTTTTTTCACCCGGCTAGCAATGGGCTGATCCCCCTGCGCGAAAAGCAGCCTCACCCACTGCCTGCCGACGTGATTTTTGGGGTTGTTTAAGGGTGAAACGTATGGCTGCCACAAAACGAAAAGCAATTTCCAAGAAAACGCGGTTTGAAGTTTTCAAGCGCGATGGCTTTGCCTGCCAATACTGCGGCGCGCATCCGCCGGCTGTGATTCTGCACCTAGACCACATTCACCCTGTTTCCCAAGGTGGATTGAATGATGAAGACAACCTGGTCACATCTTGCGAGTCGTGCAATCAGGGGAAATCCGACCGCTCGCTTTCGGATATCCCTCAGAGCCTGCAAGAGAAGGCTGCGCTCATCATTGAGAAAGAGGATCAGATCAAAGGCTATCAAAGAGTGCTGGCCGCCAAGCGCCTGCGTTTGGAAGACGACTGCGACGAGGTGGTGGACGTGTACGAACGCTTCAACGAAGGCTTCACTCTTAGCCCTTCCGGTTTGGTTTCTACGCGCACCTTTATTGAAAAGCTTGGGCTGCACGATGTCATCCAAGCGATGGAGCGGGCTTACACCAACCCCAAGATTCGTCACGGCCAGGAGTTCAAGTATTTCTGCGGCATCTGCTGGAACAAGATCCGGGAGGCCGAGTAATGGCCCGCGCACGCAACATCAAGCCCTCGTTCTTCAAGAATGAGTTGCTGGCTGAAATGGATGCTTTCGACCGCCTGCTTTTTGTTGGGCTGTGGTGCCTTGCCGACCGCGAGGGCCGCATCGAGGACCGTCCCAAGCGCATCAAGATGGAGTTGTTCCCGTGCGACGGCTACGACGTTGATGCTGGGCTTGCCAATCTTGAAAAACACGGCTTTGTGACCCGCTATCAGGCGGGCGAGGTAGCGGTTGTCGCCGTCGTCAATTTTCACAAACACCAGACCCCCCACGGAACTGAAAAAGACAGCGAGCTACCGGACGAAAACGGTGATTTAACCATCAACGAACGCACCAGCAACGGGTACGTGGCCGGTAAAAAGAGGGTAAATAACGTTAATCCACAAGAAAGTAACGGGCACCCGCCGTTAGGCAACTGTGCAGGAACAGTTAACCCACCGGGTCATAACACCCTGAATCCTGATTCACTGAATCCTGATTCCTTAAAAGAAGCTAAAGCTTCTATGTCGTCGGCCAAGCCCGCCGCCGCGCAGCCATGTCCGCACACGGAATTGATCGACCTTTTTGGAAAACACCTCCCGATGCTGTCGCAGCCGAAGCCAGAGCTTTGGAGCGGGAAGAAGGCCGACGCAATGCGGGCGCGCTGGAAGTGGGTTTTGACGGCAAAGAAACGCAACGGCCAGCCGTATGCGGCAAGCCGTGAAGAGGCGCTTGACTTCTTCGACCGGTACTTCGCCTATGTCGCCAAGAGCGATTTCCTCACTGGCCGCGATGGCAAATGGACCGGCTGCAACCTTGGTTGGTTGATGACCGAAGCGAAGTTTTCTGCGGTCATTGAGGGCAACTACGACAACCGCGAACTGGAGGTCGCATGAATTTTGAAGATTTCCCCGTCGAAGCCATTCAATCGCTTGAGGCCGAAGCTAGCGTGATCGGCGCTTTGCTACTGGACAACGGAAGTTGGGACCGCCTTGGCGACAAGCTCAAGCCCGAGCACTTCGCCGACGATACGCACCGCATGGTTTTCGCCGAGGTGGCCCGTCAGCTTGGCGCCGGAAAATCGTGCGACGTGGTGACTGTCGCTATGGCGCTGGGTGATCGCTGCACGATGGAACAGATCCATGAACTGGCCCAGTTCGTTCCCAGTTCGGCCAATCTGCGCCGCTATGCCGAGCTGGTGATTGAGCGGTTCAAGAGTCGCCAGTTGCGCGCCGTGAGCACGGAGCTGCTGGAGTTGAGCCAGGACCACAACACCAGCATCAGCGACCGTGTGGACCGCGCGCAGGGCCAGCTTGCAAAGCTGATTGACGATGCGCCGCGCGATGAATGGGTGGGCGCCTACGAGGGGATGACCAAGCACACCGGAGTGCTTGAAGCGCGCGCCGATGGCACAAACCGCGCCATGCCAACGGGCCTGTCCGACCTGGACGAGTACCTTGAAGGTGGGTTGCGTCCCGGCGAGCTGGTGATTGTGGGGGCCCGCCCGAGCATGGGGAAAACAGCGCTGGGGCTGACCATCGGCGTTCACATGGCTGCCGAATACAGCGTGGGCCTGCTGTCGATGGAAATGAGCCACAGCGAGGTGAACGACCGGATGACCGCCATGCTGGGCCGGGTCAGCCTTTCGTCGGTAAAGCGGCCTACGCGCGGCGAGGGGTTGGCCTGGGACAGGGTAATGGACGGCGTAGACCGCGCCAAGTCTCTGAATTTCCATGTCTCCGACCAGGGCGGGCTGAACATCAATCAGGTGCGCTCGAAGGCGCGCAACTTGAAGCGCCTGCATGGCCTGGACGTGCTGGTGGTGGATTACATCGGGTTGATGTCGGGCATGGACGCAAAGGCCAACCGCAACACGCAGCTCGAAGAAATCAGCCGTGGCCTCAAGACGCTGGCCAAGGAGCTGGGGATCTGCGTGCTGTGCCTGGCGCAGTTAAACCGCAAGAGCGAAGAGCGCCCCGACCAGATGCCCATGATGAGCGACCTTCGGGACTCGGGTGCCATCGAGCAGGACGCGGACGTGATCGTGTTCATCAAGCGCCCGATCATGAGCAACCCCGATCTTGGCGGCGAATGGAAGCACTACGCCAAGTTGAGCGTTGCGAAAAACCGCCAAGGGCGCTGCGGGTATCTGCACCTGAGCTACATCGGCGAGCAAACCACGTTCAGCGGCTGGGCAGGGCCGCCGCCAAGCAAGTCAGCGACCAATGTTCCACAGCGCGGCATGCGCGACGAAGGCGGGAAATTCTGATGGACGTTTCTAAGATTTTTCGTGCGATTGAGAACGAGTATGAGCGTCGGCCTGCGGCTGTCGCAATTCTCAAGCCAGAGACAAGGCGCCGAAGTCTGCGTGATTTTTATCGACTGGCGCTTCCGGAAATTACCGAGGCAGGGCGCTCGGAATGGGGGATCGATCCCTATGAGGTGGATTGGCTGCGCGTGTTCACGCCAATCGAAGAGGCGTTGTGGCACGACATTCGCGCCGCCGGCATGGTGATGTATCCGCAGTTTCCGGTGCTTGGGTTCTTTGTGGACTTTGGCAACCCAGTCGCCAAGGTGGCAATTGAGTGCGACGGCGCGGCCTTCCATCAGGACGCACTAAAGGACAGTGCGAGGCAGAGCGCCATTGAAGCAGAGGGATGGGTTGTCTATCGAATCAGCGGCAGGGACTGCAAGACGGACACCGATCGGAGTACAGGCGCGGCAGGAACGGCAGGGCGGTTCATCCAAGACATTGCCGCTGGACACCGCATCGCGCGAGGCGCCAGGAAATGACCAGAGCCGAAACCGAAACCGAACGCCACCGCTGCGAAGTGAGAACACTCATTCGCTTTTCGGTAAACAAGGGCCGCGCCTGGGTGCGCGACTACCTTGCCGACAAGCGCGTAGCTGGACGGGCAGCGGCATTGCGCGCTGACCTCAATGAGCAAATGGCCCGAGGAAACACTGGGGAGCACGGGCAATGGCTTTGATCCTCCCCTGGCCACCTCGCGCGCTTTCCCCAAACTCTCGCACGCACTGGCGCAAGAAAGCACCCATTGCAAAGGCCTACAAAGAGGCGTGCTGGGCTTTGACGCTGGAGGCGAAGCTGGCAGTACCCGACTCGCAGAAGATTGCGCTGTGGCTTGATTTTTACCCGCCAAACCGCCGCGCACGAGACGACGACAACATGATCGCCAGCTTCAAGCACGGGCGCGACGGCGTAGCGCTGGCCCTTGGAATTGATGACAAGCGGTTTCGCTGCTTCCCATTCGTGCAAGACGAGATTGGCGGGTACATCAAGCTGCGCATTACCGAGATGCCTGAGCATCCGGGGGAGGAAGCATGAGCAACGGCTGTTTCAACCGCGCCCCATTCGCCCGGCACGTCCGCATGCAGGACGGATGGGCAGAGTCCGGACCTTCTCGAAGCCCGGTAATGCGTGAAGTGCCGTTCGTGATGGAGAAGGATTGCCGCTACACCCACACGACGCTTGGGCAGCAGGACGAAAAGTGCCAGGGATGCAAGTGGCGGGCGGAGGTTGGGAATGTCTGAGCGCCTCGCCATCCCCCTGTTCGAGCCGGTGCAGGCGCACAAGGCCTTTTCCCACGCCTTCCAACATGCCAAGCCCTGGCTCATGGCCGGGCACCGCCTGCTGCTGCGCATTGAGCCTGAGACGCGCCGCGACAACCACAACCGGCATTTTCACAGCCTGATCGGGCAGATAAGCCAACAACTGGGCGGCGACCTGGCTGACGCGGAGGACGCAAAGCGCATCCTGATTTCCGCCTTCCGCATCGACACGCGCAACGACCCCGACCTGGCCGGTGAATGGGCGAAGTTTGGCGACGTGCGAATGGGCCGGGGCTTGCGCGGCGAAGTGGTGCTGATGGGCATCCAGTCGCGCAGTTTCACGATCAAGCTGGCGCGCGCTTTCGTCGAGTGGCTTTACGCCTTCGGCGCGGAGAGCGGCGTGGCGTTCAAGGCTTGGGAGGGCGACCAATGACAACCCGCGCAGAAAAACGCTACCTAGACCGCGTGGCGCAGCTCGATTGCGTTGTCTGCGGTGCCCACGGCGTGCATATCCACCACGCACGCGAGGGCCAGGGCATGGCACAGCGGGCGCAGAACTGGCTGGCCATTGCCCTTTGCCCGTCCTGCCACACCGGGCCGCGCGGCATCCATGGCGATCGATCGGTGCTGCGGCAGGAAAAGCTAGACGAAATGGACCTGCTGGCCCGAACTATTGAGCGGCTGAACACATGAAGGGATATCCATGCTGACCCGCCAAGAACAAACAGAAATTTTCGACCGCGCAAAGCAATTCGCGGAGGACTACGCGAAGGTCATGTACCGACGCAGACGCTACCAGCTCGACCCATCCGAAGCCGACGAAATGATCGAAGAGGCCGAGGAAGAGATGCGGGATTTTCTGAAAGAAGTCGGGTAAAGAAAAACCCGCACTAGGCGGGCTTTCTGGTGGGAATGGGAGATCAGCGGCCCATATTCTACCGGAGAGCGCCATGAATGCAATCAGTAACGATGCGACAGAGCCAATGACGGCAGAGGAGGCCGCCGCGCTGCAGACGCACAACGCGAAGAAAAGCAGCAGGGATATGGTTTTCGGCGCGATTCTGGAGCTTGCAGATTGCGAGACGCCCGCCAAAGCGCCTGATATTTCCAGGGCTACCGGGCTTGCAATGCCAATTGTTTACGACGCAATCAAGACGCTCAAGCAGCGGGGCCGCATCTACAGCGACAACGGAATGTTTTTTGTCGCAGAAGAGCACAAGGACACCGAGCCGGTCTACCACTCCGCACTGCCGAACGGGGTTATCAAGTTGGAAAAGGGCGATCAGATACTAGAGCTGAACCAGCGCGAAGCGCGGGCACTGGCAAAAACCATGGGCGGGCTGATTGAGCAGGCCAATGTCATTGTGATGGCGCACAAGCAAGACGAGCAGCAGGCGCAGATCCGAAGACTTCAGAG